AAAATAGACCTTGTTTATTAGCCCAGACAATTCCATACTGAGTTCTTTTAACTGCTTCAGGATGCTCAACTCCTTGATATTGTTTACTTATCTCTAAAAACCAATTAGTATCACTAGGGCTAGATATATTTATAATATCTAAACTAAATCTTTTAAATGCTAATAATCTATCTGCAAACGAATCAATAGCCACGTAATGATCAGCATCTCCCTTAGCTGCTTCTATAAAATTAAAATATGGAAATGTATCATACCTATTAGGCATAGAATACATAATTCTATCCATAAATTTAGTAGTAGTAGATTCGATTTTTGTTTTACCTTTATTCTCATCTTTTATTTCTACGTTGCAAACAAATACTCTATTATTTGTAACAACAGAATCTTTCCACTTTTCCTTTTGACTCCCCATATCTACGCTAAAAATACTAGAAGGAAAACCATTTATTGTTTCATAGGTTACAAAATTTAAATCCTTTACTATAAAATTATTACCAGCAGTTTGATCTGGGCAATTAAAGTCCTCTCCGCTAGTTCCATTTAAGTCCCATATTATATGCTCTTCTATTAAATTAGTTCTACAACCCTTTACTAAATCAATATCTATTAGAAGTATCCATTCGTCTTGGGAATCTTTTTCCCTTATATAAATTCTTCCACCAGATACCCTTCCATTATAATCACCCTGTGCTCCAATATTTACAGACAATACTTTAAAGTCATCTGCTGCATCTACTGTAACATCCGTAGAGTACAATGTAGGTAGACTCTCTTGATTACCATCATATACAAACGTCTGAGCAAATTGATATACACCAGAACGAATTAAACCGTCAGTACCAGTATTTGTTGCTATATTAAAGTCAAAACCATTTCCAGCTGTAGGGTAGGTAGAAACCGCTGGTGTTGTTCCCCCATCAACACAATCGCCATTAGATGGAAAAGCTAAATCATTATAAGCCTCAATAAACCTATTAATCGGTCTTGGTGTTAAAGAGCCATAAAAATGAGTTCTATTTACATAGCCATACCACTTTATATATGAATTTGAATCGTCTGTTGTATCGCAGCATCTAATAGTGTCTTCAACCTTATAATATTTTACCTTTGAAGAAATTCCAGTTTGAGACTTTCCGGGTTCATATAAAGATATAGTATTATTAGCCCAACTAGTACTATTGCCATTAGACCAAACATCAATCGTATGATTAGAAGGATTTGCAAGTAATATAATTTTATCACCAGTTTTTACCGCTTCTATTGTCATTGCCATACCAGCACTTGTCCTAGCTGATCCATCATCCAATAATGACCTGTCTAAATAAATTTCATTACTGTCGCTTCTAACTACTTTATAAACCCCAGCTGATGCTTGTGGTGTAATAGCTGCATCTGTACCAGCTGTTACAGCACTGATAATAATTTCAGTTCCAACTGGATATAAAGTACGAAAAACAGTTGATATGGTATCAGAAGATGAAAGGTGGCTCATAGCATTTGAAGCATTTCCTCCCCCATCGGTATAATAAATACCAACAGACCCAGCACCAAGAGCTGTAGCATTACCAGTATAAGCTCTCTTAATTGTAGGACTAATAATTGTATAAGTTTCATCCCCATCTGGAAATAAATCTAAATTAGCACCGGTAAAGCTTTTTATAGATAATGTAGTATCACTATCAACTGCCTTTACAAGACCGACTGTATTGTCCTGAGTGTTCGTAACTATATCATCAATAGATACAGTTGTAGAAAAGCTTTTACCAGATTGAACTAATTTATTTAAAGTGTCTGTACTAGCAGTACCACTGTCAACAGTAACATGAACATGATGATCTGTTTCAAAATAGCCAAGCCCATATCCCGGCTCAACATCAACTATTAAATCATTACTATAAGTACCAGATGTTAATTTATTAGCCGCCAGTGCCATTGAATAAGCAGGTTGTATAATCCCCTGTAGGTTGTACATAAAACCCTTAGAGGTTGATACTTGATTATTTGCTATATCAGCGGGATCTTGTAGAGTGTTTATTCCCCCCGAAAAGTCTTTTAACTGATATATTCTTTTTGGCACTGAGCTTTACCAAAGTTTCCACTTACTCTGAACAAACGCTTTAGCAACGTCAAGTGCTTCTTTCATTATTTTATCTTTTTCTTCCTCAGTCAACTTCTTATCTCGCATACCATCTTCGATAGCCTTTATAAACTCACCGAACTGTATAACCATATTTCTATTTTTAGCAGTTGCAGCAGTTGCATAACCCGCTACTCCTAAACCAATCATATAGAATAGATTTGACCAACTTAACCATTCACTTAGAAACTCCATTTAAGACTCCTTTATCTTCTTTGTTTTAACATATAAATAATAAATATTGAATAGCAACATGATACACATAAGAATCACTGGTATAATATCTAACCAATATAGTAGACCATGTGCTACTCCAAAACTGCTTGTTCTTAAACTATCCATTAGTGTTTTCCATTAATCCTACTAACTGAACCTTTGACTTCCATCATTACATCTGATAGATCATTTAATTCTCTAACCATTTCTTCTCTATGTCTCTGAGATATATCATCAGATTTATTCCATCTATCTAACATCTTTAAAACAATCGACTCAATATTAGAAATGTCATTGCTCTGTCCCCTGTTTTCAACCCTTAATTGCTCTAAAGATTCAGCTTGTTCATCCGCTCTATGACTTTGTTTAATATAACCATACACAAATAAAGCAATTACAACTCCTACCGCACCATACTCAGCATAATATGCCATAAAATCTTGCATCATTCTTCCTCATCATTATAAAATATATTCATCTTTTTATTTCTCTTTGATTGGCAATCGTCACATATACCATGCATAGCAGTACCTATAGGTTTATCACATTCTATGCAGTGAAAGGGCATTGGCATTATTTAGCCTTCAGAGTTAGATCAATATAAACTTTTAAATCAGACTTAATCTCTGCATTCCACTTTTTTATCTTACCTAATTCATCCATAATAATGTCCATTCGATGCTGTAAGTTTTCATGCTTTTCATCAAATCTTTTTAAAGTATCTTCTACTTTTTCTTTTAATATAAACCTGACTACACTATATAAAGCAAAGGCTAAACCAATGCTAATAGCGACAGGAAACCCTAGTTCTTGAACTAGTTTTATAGCTTCATTTGTCATTTCTTTTTACGTTTCCAACTAAATGGATTCAGGTTTAATTCTTTCTCAAAGAATGAGATTCGCTCTTCCATCTGATTTCTTTCCTTCTCTTCTTTTACCATGTGCTTACTGACAAGCTCGGCAATTTCATCGTTAGCGAGTTGAATTCCTTGCTCAAGGTTTCCAATCCTCGTTTCAATACGATAGTACCCATACACAAGTCCAGCAATAAGTACAAGCATTTGACCAAGCCACTTAAGGTTAATACTGACAACAGTGTTATCCCCCACGACTGTAGCTCGATAGCTCCTTGCTGTTTTAGGCTTCTCACTCAAATCACCATCCACCATGCAGCCGCCACTTCTACAAATACATCTGAGGCAGTATTAATAGCCCATCGTTGTTTAGTACCATATGTTTCTTCAGTACCCTCTACGTAGACTTCAAATATTTCCCAAGCGATACCTATGATTAATACCCATAGTACAGCCCATACATCTGATGCTCCTAACCATTGTGCAACTTTAGCTATAAATAAACCAGCTGCTATATGATAAGATGTCCAACCATCTAATGCTCCTGAATTAAGTTGCCAAGAATAAAATGTTGCTAATGGATTTTTCATATTATTTCTTTATGTGTTTTGCGTTAAAGTTTTCTACTATCCTAGACAATAACTCATCCTTAGTCTCACTATCATCGTAAGAAATTCCTCGTTTATCATAGAAGTCTTTTATCTCTGATTTAGTATTATCGGAATCAGGATACTCAGATTGTAATGTAGCAACACCATTTATTATATGATGTTTACCTATAAGTACCCTACCGTGTCCATCACCATGTTTCTTTTCACATTCATCAACAAAGTATTCTTCTATATTTTTAAAGCTATCTGATCTCTTTACAACTGTTCCATCTACTTCTACAAAGTAATCATAACGAGACGAAGGATAAGTCAAGGTTTCGACAGTTCCGTCTGCATATGTCTTTGTGCGAACAGCATTCGGAGTAGTATTGCGATGCAACCTAACTCGATGACCTTGACTACACCTTCTGATAATCATACTTAGGCAGCAGCCTCGTCTTCTTCAGCTTCTTCAGGGTTTAAAAGACTTTTCAGTTCCTTAACACCTTTTTGAAGTTTATCTACAAATACCTTTTCAGTCTCAGCTAATTGCTGACCAATGAAACCATTCGTATTGAGTTTGTTCTGAATATCCCTCACATGGTTTTGGTATAGATTAACCTCACCAGCAAGTTGTTTTTGGGAATCAGTCATATCATCAATTTCGTATTTTACGCCATCGAGGTCTAAGACTGGCTTTTGTTCTTTTTCTTTTTTAGCCATT